CAAGGTCGGAGAAAAATCCGAGGAAGGGTCGGAAAAATCTCCGACAAATCAGGATACCAATCATCAGGGTACTAATCAGGATACCAGTCAGGGCTTGCAAGGCAGCCCGGACAAGCCGGCCCGCAATCTGGTTCTGGTGGTTGATCGCACCGATACGCCACGGGTTGAGATTCCCGCTGACATGCCAGGCCCAAAAGACCAGTCCTGCAAAACCTTCAAGGTCTGGGCGAACTACGCCATGGCCTACCGCAAGCGCTACAGCACCTGGCCGGTTTGGAACGCCAAGGTCGGCGGGCAGCTCGGCCAACTGGTCGACCGCCTCGGCGCCGATGTCGCCCACCACGTCGCTGCCCACTTCCTGAAAACCAGCGATGCCGCTGTGCTGCGCAAGTGTCACAGCCTCAACGAGCTGCTGGCCAACGCCGAAAGTTACCACACGCAGTGGGTGACGGGGCAGCGCATCAACGGGACAACTGCCCGCCAGATGGAACGTACCGAAGCGAACGTGTCCGCCGCCGAGCAGGCCGCGCAAATGGTCTTGGCTAAGCGCCAAGCGGGAGAGCGCAATGAGTACCTTTGAAATGAACGATCAGCAGGTTGCTGGGCTTGCTGCAGCGATCTGCGCCACCGCCGAGGCCATGGGTCAGGAAATGAACCCAGGTACCGCGGCGATCATGGCCGAAGATCTCTGTTCTTACCCGGTGCAGGTGGTGAAGGCTGCACTGAAGGCCTGCCGCTTTGAGGTGAAAGGCAAGTTGGCAATGGCTGACATTCTCCAGCGCGTCCAGGTTGCTGATGGTCGCCCGGGCAAGGACGAAGCATGGGCGATCGCCATGACCACAAATGACGAGTTTGAAACCGTGGTGCTGACCGACGAGATTCAGCTCGCCTTGGCAGCTGCAAAACCTGTCCTCGACGCCGGCGACAAGGTCGGTGCACGCATGGCGTTCAACAGTGCTTACGAGCGTCTGGTGGGGCAGGCTCGGGAGGACGGCAAGGAGGTGAACTGGCATGTGTCTGTCGGCTTCGACGCCAATCGTCGGACGCAGGCGATCACCAAAGCCGTACAAATGCAGCGAATCCCACAGGACCGTGCTCAGCAGTACTTGGCCGACTTGAGTGTCGCGCCGGTCACTGAAGACGGTCGGGCCGTCGTCGCGCTGCTCACCGGTGAGATCGCTCGGCCTTCGCCAAGGCAGCGCGAGAAACTCGCCGCAGTGAAGGATTCGATGCTCGCAATGCGAAAAGAATCTGCTGAGAAAAAAACAGAACTGCGAATTCAGTACGCCAACGATTTGGCTGATCGCCGGGAGCTGCTGATCCAGCAGGCCGAACAATTGGAAGCAAGGAGCGCTGCTCAATGATCATCGACAAACAAAAACTCCAGAAGCTGCTGTGGAGTGAAGTCGCCTCCTGGAAGGCTGACTGCGAGGAGTGGAAGCAGAACGCCGAGGCACTCGGTGAATTCCTCGGTGAGAAGACAATGGAGGAGGTGGCGCTTGAGCTGCTGACCGAGAACGAACGGCTGACACAGCAACTCGGTGAGCTGATCAACGGATTGCCGAACAAGGTGGCCACCCATGGCTGACAAAATCTCCGTGAACTGTCAGGCGAAACTCTCCGAGGCCATCACGAAGCTTAGCGCCATGTACCGCGACAAGAAGTTCGTCGTGGTTTCTCTGCGCCCGGGTAAAGACCGCACGCTGGATCAAAACCGGCTGTGGTTCGCGATGTACAAGCGGATTGCCGAGATGACCCAGATCGGCGACGAGGCCGACGCCCGCCGGTACTGCAAGTTGCACGTCGGCGTACAGATCCTCCTGAACGAGGACGCCGGGTTTCAGGCTGAGTGGTACCGGGTCATGCGACACCTGCCGTACGAGACGAAGCTGGCCATGATGGGCGGCTGCCATCTGTTCGGCCCGGACGGCTTCCCGGTGACAAGCCTGTTCAATCGCGCTCAAGGCGTGGCGTACACCGACCGGATCGTCGCGCGCTTCGCTCAGCAGGGCGTGTACTTCGATGATCTTCTGAGCCAGGAGGCTGCATGACGATTGAACGGAAGCAGCCCAAACCGAAGAAATGCCGCGTTGCTACTTGCAGGGCCTCATTCGTCCCATCGCGGATGGGGCAGGCGGTTTGCAGTCCTGCATGCGCATTGATCGACGCGCCAAAGAATCAGGACAAAGCGCGCAAGGCCATCGCCCAGCGCGATCGCCGAGATATCCAGGTGCGCAAGGAGAAGCTGAAGAGTAGGGCGGATCACCTCCGCGAAGCCCAGGCCGCCGTGAACGAGTACGTCCGCCTACGTGACGTGCACCTCCCGTGCATCAGCTGCGACTCGATGCCGAACGACAACGACCTGATGACTGGCAGCCGCTGGGACGCAGGCCACTACCGATCCGTCGGCGCCTGTCCGGAGCTTCGCTTCGAGCCGCTGAACATTCACCGCCAGTGCGTGAAGTGCAACCGCAATCTGTCCGGAAACGCAGTCGAGTACCGCATCCGGTTGGTACAACGCATCGGCGCCGAGAAGGTGGCATGGCTTGAAGGGCCTCATCCGGCCTGCAAGCACACCGTCGAAGAAATCAAAACCATCAAGGCCGAATACCGAGCCAAGACCCGAGAACTGAAAAAGGGGCAGGCAGCATGAACTACCACAACGTGATTTCAGCAGTAGTCCGGTCCTTGGCCGCTGAGACCATAAACAGCTCAGGCGGCTGCAACGTCGAGCCGCGGGTTCAAGCCAGCAAGCTCAAAGGGGAGATATCCGGGAAGGATGCGGCGCTGTTGGCTGACTGCATCGTGCACAAGCTTCTGCACGCCCAGCTCGCCCCGCGACACTGGAACGCCCTGGTGGCGAAGTACAGCACGCACCGTGGCCGCAAGATCGATTCCATCGGGCGGCTGGTCGCCGTGGTGAAGACGCCGGCACCGCAGCGCTTCACTCAGCAGGCCGTTCTGGTTTGGGCGGTACCGCAACAGATGAAAGGCATCCAGAGAGCGGTAACCCAGATCAAGGCACCGAAGCACCGCGAGAACAAGGAAGAACGGCAGTGGGATTGGCGCAACGCGGCAGCAGATGCGGACATTGCCCGTGCCAACAAGCATGCGCGCGCCGTAGCAGAGGACAAGCCCGGCGAGATGATCGTCCTGGCCGATTCGAACTACGACATGACGAACTGGGATTCCCAAGGACTTACAGAGCGCACTTACCAGCGCTGGAACAAGGCCATCAAGGACGGCTTGGAGTCACTTGTGAACGAGGCTCTGGTCGAGGCACAGCACATGCTTGAAGCGGTCGGAGTGCTGGAAAGCGAGGCGGCATGAAATAGTCCCTCAAAAGGGCTTGCATTGTCATGTCGCCATGTCGCATTATTCACCCATCCTGTCATTCCTGCGTGTGTAGGACTGACGAACGAAACCCGGCCACAGCGCCGGGTTTTTTGTTTTGAGATGCGCGATATTGTGGCAATGTGACACCTCCAAACCATCGGAGGGTTATAAATGTCCCGTTTTGCGCAGTTGCGTCAATTGAAGCAAAAACAAGACGAAGCGATTCGCGAGTATTGGCACGACCTACAAGGTACGGCCGGCGTTATTCGGAAGGGGTTTTCGGATTATTTAGAGCTTCCGCACGAATTTTATCGTGATGAGGATGGGGACGAGGTTCCCTATGTCCGTCTCGCCAAGAAAGTGAATGGTGAATACAAGTACGTCATGCTCCACGAACTCCCGGGGCAGGATTCGTTTCTTGAGTTCTATATTGGGCTGACTATCGATAGGGATGTGAACACATACCCGAAGCAGAATGTCTTCACTTTTTTGAGAATGAAGAAAGAGGAAGGTGGTTATCTGGTTGTTTCGCAAGAAAACAACATCTCGCTGACGATTTCAATTTCCGACGGCACTGCTGATTTTTCTGTGCTCTATGAAGCAATGTTTGAGCTGCTCAAGAACCATTTTAGCTTTAAGCCATGATGTAGTTTGCGGACTTCACCCATACCAAGCCTCGGCACTCGCCGGGGCTTTTTCGTTTTCGGCTCCCCACACCCATTGCTCCGAGCTGGGAGTGCCGTTGGAGCTGATTCAATCTGCAGGTCACGGCCTGCCACATTCCTGACTCCCTGAAGGGGAGGAACTGAGATGCCAAACATGCCAGACAAACCAGACACATGGGCGATAGCGCTTGCGTGGTTGAGCCAGCATTCGCCGATCCTCTATGCGGCTGCGCTGTCCTGCGCCATGGCCGTCTTGCGGATCACCTACGGTGGCGGCACGCGTCGCCAGATGCTGGTGGAGGGTGCCATCTGCGGTGGCCTGACCCTGACGATCATCAGCGGGCTGGACTTCTTCGGGTTGCCCCAGAGCATGGCCACCTTCGCCGGTGGTTGGGTTGGCTTCCTGGGAGTGGAGAAGATCCGCAATATCGCGGACCGGGTGACTGACTTCAAGCTTCCCACCCGCAAGGCGGAGTAAGTCGCGACACGTTTCGCGAATCAGCAAATTGTGTCGCGACACTGGACTCAGGATGAGCAACATTTTTTACAGAAGCTACAGGCTCACCAAGTAAAGCTTCCTGCACATCTCCCATGCGAAGTTTCCATTAACCCTTATGGCTTTGTCGTCTTTGCCGTGCGGAATCAATACATCCTGAACACCACCGAGCGCTGCTCGATAGTCGGAAGGGTCAGCCTCCGGCGAAACATTGCGGCTCAAATGCGGCAAAAAGCCATTCTGGTGAAGCAGCTCAGAAGATTGGGTCAGTCTCTCTTTTGCATGAGATTTGACTGATTCCCGCTTTTCCCCCTGTTTGCTGAGGTACATATTTGCTGCTACGTACTCGCGAGCCGAGATGAGCAGTTCGTCTTCAGTTGCCATTTCCATAAAGCACTCCATAAGGTCGTTTTACATAGATTGGGGCGACATACCTAAAAGCAACTTGGAATCGATATGACCGTAAAGCAACCCGACTGGGAGGCGATCGAACGAGCCTACCGGGCTGGTCTGCTTTCCCTGCGCGCCATCGCCTCAGAGCATGGAGTAGCGCACAACACGATTATGAAGCGCGCCGAGAAGGAAGGCTGGCAGCGAGACCTGACGAGCAAGGTCAGATCCGCCGTAAAGGACAAGGTGACCAGATCGGTGACCACGGATGGTGACCAGAAGAAACTGGTCACTGATGCCGAGATCATCGAAGAGGCCTCCGATCAAGCGGCGGCGATAGTGCTTGCCCACCGATCCGGTTTGGCTCAGTGGCGAGGCATTGCGAGCAAGCTCAGCACGTTCCTCGCCAGCGTCACAGTTACTGAAGAAAACCACGGCGACTTCGCTCGGTCACTCAATGCTGGCGTCGACGCTCAGCTCAAGGTGATCAAGGGCGAGCGCCAAGCATTCAACCTGGACACGGAAGAGGGCGACAAGACAGTCGACACCCTGGCCGCGATGATGGACGAACTATCGAAGGACGCCTGACATGAAGCCCGAGCACATGAAGCTGCTACGGGATAAGCGTTGGCGGTTGAACAATCTCTACTTCATCACCGATAAGCAGGGCAAAAAAGTCCGATTCCGGATGACGGACGAGCAGATCGAATACTTCGACGGGATGCATACCCGCAACATCATCCTGAAGGCTCGGCAGCTTGGTTTTACGACTGAGTGCTGCATCATCCAGCTGGACGCCGCTCTGTTCGAGTCGGCCAAGTGCGCATTGATCGCCCACACCCTGAATGACGCCAAGCGCCTGTTCCGGGAGAAGGTGAAATACGCTTATGACAACTTGCCGAAAGAGATCCGCGCCGCAAACCCTGCGAGCAACGACGCCGCCGGTGAGCTGGTGTTCAGCAAAGGCGGCTCGCTCTACGTCAGCACATCGTTCCGGGGCGGCACGCTACGTTACCTGCACGTATCCGAGTTCGGGAAGATCTGCGCTAAGTTTCCGCACAAGGCCCGTGAGATCGTCACCGGTGCCTTCGAGGCCGTGGCCACCGACTGCTTTGTCACGATCGAATCGACGGCAGAGGGCCGGGCTGGCTACTTTTTCGACTACTCACAGAGTGCCGAGAAGCAGTTGCTGTCCGGTACGCCGCTCGGCAAGCTGGACTGGAAGTTTTTCTTCTTCAGTTGGTGGAAGAACAAGGCCTACTGGCTCGATCCAGCTGAGGCGATCATCCCGCAGCGCCTGACCGACTACTTCAACGAGTTGTTCGCCAAGCACGGCATCGACACGAACCCGGGCCAGCGCGCCTGGTATGCCGCCAAGGAGAAGACCCTCGGCGACGACATGAAGCGGGAATACCCGTCGATCCCAGCCGAAGCCTTCCAGCAGTCGATCGAGGGCGCCTACTACGCCCAGCAGTTCACCAAACTGTATGCCGCTCAGCGCATCGGCGCGATACCGAACAACAGCCATCTGCCGGTGATGACCTTCTGGGACATCGGCGTCAGCGACTCCACGGCTATCTGGTTCGTGCGCCAAGTTGGCGAAGAGTTTCACGTCATCGACTACTACGAGAACTCAGGCGAGGGCCTGCGGCACTACATGAAGGTGCTGAAGGACAAGTGTTACACCTACTCCGAACACTGGGGGCCGCACGACATAGACAACCGCGAGTTCGGCAGCGATGCCAAGACCCGCCGCGAGTTGGCCCGTGAGGGTTACGAGATCGACGGGGAGAAATACAGCATGACCTTCGAGGTGGTCCCCAAGCTTGGCGTCAACGACGGTATCGAACAGGTTCGCGAGATCTTGCCGAGGTGTGTGTTTGATGAATCCAAGTGCGAAGAGGGGATCGGTTGTCTCGAAAACTACCGGAAAGAATGGGACGACAAGCGCGGCTGCTGGAAAAACAACCCGCTCCATGACTGGACCTCTCACGGATCCGACGGATTCCGGTACTTCGCTGTGGCGAAGAGCGCCCGGAAGCCGGCCACCAAAATCAGAATGGGATTTGCACGCTGATGAGCGACGTCACTTTCACTCGCCCCGAGTACGACGCGGCGAAAAAACGCTGGCGCTTGGTGCGCGACGTCTGCAAAGGCTCCGAAACCATCAAGGCTGCTGGCGACCGCTACCTACCAAGGCCGAACGCGGCCGACACAAGCGAGGACAACAAGCAGCGCTACGAGGCGTACAAGAAGCGGGCGGTGTTCTACAACGCCACCGGCAGAACGAAGCACAGCCTCGTCGGCGCGGTATTCCGTACCTGGCCAACGCTTACCGTTCCTGGTGCGCTCGACTACGTGGCCAAGGACATCGACGGCCAAGGCGTGAGCGTTTACCAGCAGTCCCAGTCCGTGATCGGGCATCTGCTCGAAGTGGGCCGGCACGGGCTGCTGGTGGATTACGCCGCAGTCGAGGCTGGAACGGTCAGCAGAGCAGACGAACTTGCCGGCCGGGCCCGGGCAAACATTGCCAGCTACAACGCGGAGTCGATCATCAACTGGAAGACTCGCCAGGTCGGCGGTCAGCACCTGCTGAGCCTTGTCGTGCTGCGTGAGACGGTAGATGTCGACACGGATGATGGCTTCGGTAGTGAGCAGGTTGTTCAGTACCGCGTATTGCGCCTGGATTCTGCCGGGATGTACACGCAAGAAGTCTGGAGAGAAGGGGCGGGTGAGACTGCTCAGGTTGTTGCACCATTCACGCCGCTCAATGGCTTGGGGCGGCCATGGAAGTTGATCCCGTTCCAGTTCGTTGGTAGCGAAAACAACGACACCAGCATCGACGATTCACCGCTGTACGACATGGCTGAGATCAACATCGGTCATTACCGGAACAGTGCGGACTACGAAGAGGCGGCCTACCTGGTTGGGCAGCCGCAGCCGTGGATGTCCGGCCTGAGCGATCAATGGCGCGACCATTTGGAAGAAGAGGGCATCTACCTCGGCTCCCGAGCGCCTTGGTTGCTCCCCCAAGGCGGCGCCTGCGGAATGATGCAGGCTCAGCCGAACGCACTCGCCAAGGAAGCCATGGACGCGAAGAAGCAGGACATGGTTTCGCTTGGCGCCCGATTGATTGAGCGTGGCAGCGCGGTGAAGACCGCCACCCAGGCCGACAACGACAGCGCCGCCGAACACAGCGTCCTGTCTCTGGTGGTCAGCAACGTCAGCGAGGCTTACAGCCAGTGTCTGGCGTGGATGGCCGAGTTCGTGAATGCCGATGGCGAGGTGATCTACAAGCTCAACCAAGACTTCAGCCAGATCACCCTTGATCCTACGGTTTTGGTTGCGCTGTTCAACGCGGTGCAAGGCGGCAAGTTGCCGGAAGGCGATTTCTGGCAGTACCTGCGCGATCGCGGCGTGATCAATCCGGAGAAGACGGACGACGAGATCCGGGATGAGCTGGAGGCGCAAAGCACCGGGCCAAGCCTGGATGACGACGAGGTGATCCCGAATGGCGGCAAACCAAGCAATCCTTGATGCCACGATCCGGCACGCCGTCTTCCTCGAGCAGCTGAAGTCGGGAGAGGTGGCGAAGTTCGCACCATTCCTGAAAGAGATCGACCGTTCGATCCGTGAGCGGCTGACCCAGGCGGGTATGACGGATTACACCGTCGCCCGCCTTGAGCGGCTGCTGAGCGAGGTTGACAGCCTGCTGCTTGGGATCTTCGACCGGTACAGTGAAAAGCTGAACCTTGATCTGGTGGATGTCGCCAACTACGAGGCAGAGTTTGAGGCGACCAGTCTGACCCGGGCGGCGCCGGTAGGCGTCTCGTTCGATGCTGCGATGCCAGGTGCGGCGGCGATCAGGGCGGCGATCCTCACCAACCCGCTCAGTGTGCGCGGCGCTGATGGCGGCAAGCTGCTCAAGTCGTTCATCGATGGCTTCACCGCCACCGAGCGGCAGCGCCTCACAGGCGCGATCCGGCAGGGCTTCTTCGAAGGCAAAACCAACTTCCAGATCATCAAGAACATTCGCGGCACCAAGGCGCTGAAGTACAACGACGGCATCCTGGCTACGACCAACCGGAATGCCGGTTCGATCGTGCGGACGGCGGTGCAGCACGTCGCGACCCAGGCGCGCATGGAAACGCTGAAAGCGAACTCCGATGTCGTGTCGGCGGTGGAGTGGGTCAGTACGCTGGATTCGAAGACGACCAGCCAGTGCAGGACGCTGGATAAACGTCGCTTCAAGCTGACTGAAGGGCCACGACCGCCAATCCACATCAACTGCCGTTCGACGGTGGTGGCGGTGACGCGTTTCAGTGCGCTGTTCGCCGAGGGCGCCACGCGGGCATCTATTGGCGATGCTGGCGCGCAGCAGGTGAGGGCAGATCTCAGCTACTACGACTGGCTCAAGCAACAGCCGGTGGCGTTTCAGGACAAGGCCATTGGCCAGGTTCGGGCGAAGCTATTCCGCGAAGGCGGATTGAGTGTCGAGCGCTTCGCCGAGCTGCAGCTTGATCGAAACTTTGCACCGCTGACGCTTGCGCAAATGAAAGCTTTGGAACCACTGGCGTTCGCTCGCGCAGGCGTGTGAAAGGTCAGTCACCGTCCTTGTCTAGCGGAGACTTGTACCAGAAGTACGGCTTGATGGGATCCTTGACTGCCGGCTTTCCAGCGAGGAACTCTTTTGCTGCTTCAACATTGAAGTCGAGAGCGTTGACCGGTCGGTAGAAATCGAACTTCCGTTTTGTGGGAACGAATATCCCAGTGCTCACCAAGGCGTTCACCACTTCTGTAGTTGCCTGCATGGTGTTGCGGTACGGTGAATTTTTTGAAAGAAATTTCGCTCGAATGAGCGGGTCCAGCGACCCTAGCTGCCGAGCGTCGAAATTGGCCAGGGCCTGCGTGCGCATGTTTACTGGAAAACTCTCGCCGTACTCTTTTCGCACTTCGTCGAGGTCGTCGTCGGCGCCCATGCTCACTTGGTGCGTCCGGACACAGTAGTCAACGAGTCGGACGAGATCAATGTGCTCGCCTGGTGCGTGGGGTAGTGAAATGCGTAGCCCGTCCTCCGACAGAAGGCTGCCTCCTGTCGAAGCTGTCCGAGTCTCATTCATCTGTTTCTGAAGCATCAGGTATTCCTCATATGGGATCAAAGCAAACAGTGGTTTGCCTTCTTGATCGGTGATTATTTGGTGTTTTTTGTTCATGTTGCGCTCTTTTTCATTTTGAAATGAAAATATAAACGAAATAAACCAAATTTCAAAGCTCATTTTTCCCCGGTTGACCGGGACTTTCACATCCGCAGGCAGGGCCTGCACCTACGTCTCTGGGAGACAACCAATGCTGAAATTCCAACTGGATACCCTGGAAGGGGTAGATGAAGCCGTGCGCGCTCTTTACACCGAGAAGGACGGCAAGTTCGTACTCGGCATTGAAGGTCTGCCGCAGCAAGAAGATGTATCCGGCCTGAAGGCCAAGGTTGATGAGCTGCTCGGCGAGAAGAAAGCCGCCGAGAAGAAGGCGCGCGAAGCTGAAGATGCAGCGCGCCTTGAGCGTGAAGAAGCCGCTCGCAAGTCCGGCAACGTCGAAGAGCTCGAGCGTTCCTGGACTGAAAAATTTACCCGCCGCGAAGCTGAGCTGAACGGCATGTTGGAACAGGAGCGTGGAACGCTGAGCGGGCAGATCCGGGATCTGACTGTTGGCCGTACCGCTACTGATATCGCATCTGCCTTGGCTGTTCAAGGCAGCGCAAAAGCCCTGTTGCCGCACATCGAACGCCGTCTGAGCGTCGAGCAGCGCGACGGGAAGCCTGTTGTGGTCGTCCTCGACGCACAGGGCAAACTCTCGGCGGCAACGCTGGATGAGTTGAAAGCAGAAATCGCGAATGACGCGGCGTTCGCACCGCTTATCGCGGGCAGTAAAGCATCTGGCGGCGGGGCCGGCGGTGCAGGTGGTGGGGGCGGGGCCCCGAAAGGAAAAATCGGCGGTACCAAAGAGGAACGCACGGCTGCAATCGCAAGCCGGTTCCCAGATCTCCCTCAATCGTAAGGAAATAACTCATGTCCCTGTCGCAAATGCAGGTTTTCAACGAATACATCATGCCGGCGACTCTCGAGACGCTGGATCAGTACCTGGCCGCTTTCAACGCTGCGAGTCGCGGCGCTATCGTGCTGTCCCCGGACGGCTTCACTGGCGACTTCCTCCAAGAGTCGTTCTTCCAGACCCTGGCTGCTGCTCAGCGCCGCGTGGACCGCTACAGCGCCAACGCCGCCGTTGCTGCCACCGACCTGACCGAGCTGAAGAACACTTCGGTTAAAGTCGCCGGCGGCTTCGGCCCGATCCGCTACGAGCCATCGCAGATGACCTGGCTGGAGCGCCCAACCGCGCAAGGTATCGAAGTCGCGAGCCGTGCATTTGCTGAAATCCTGCTGAAGGACCAGTTGAACACTGCGATCGCGGCATTGGTTGCAGCAATCACCGCCCAAGCCTCCGCGGTCAACGATGTGTCGGCGACCGCAGGCATCACCTACGCCGGCCTGAACAACGCGCATGCGAAGTTCGGCGACGCCAGTCAGAACTTGGTCACCCAGGTGATGCAGGGCACCAGTTACCACAAGCTGGTCGGCCAGAACCTGGCGAACCAGCAGCAGCTGTTCCAAGCGGGCAACGTTCGTGTGGTGGATATCCTCGGAAAGATCTCCGTTGTGACGGATGCCCCGGCGCTGATGCAGGCCGGCACTCCGAACAAGGAAATCATCCTGTCTCTGGTGCAGGGTGCTGCGTTGGTGCACGACGGTCGCGACATCATCAGTAACGTCCAGACCACCAACGGCAAGGAGCGCATCGAAACCACGCTCCAGACCGACTACACCTTCGGCCTGGGCCTGAAGGGTTACACCTGGGACACCACCACCGGCGGCAAGTCTCCGACCGACGCCGAGCTGGCGACCGGTACCAACTGGGACAAGACTGCTACCAGCATCAAGCACACCGCCGGTGTGGCTCTGATCGGTGATGCCTCCAAGTAACCCCTGAATGTTGAGCCGGGCGGTGTGCTCGGCTCGACGAGGTAATGATCATGAGCAACAAAAACATCTGGTACTTGCCCGGTCCATTCCACCAATATCAGGAAGATGTGAAGGCGCTGGCCAAGCAAAACGGCCTGCGCATTGTTGACGCGAACGCTACTGAAAGCCGTGACGACGAGGCTGAGGATGTGCCAGAAGTGACGGTGCGACAGGTTGATTCGGCGTCGGTGCTGTTGATCGCCGATAGCGGTGATTTTGACGGCGCTGCGTTGCAGGAGCTGATTGGCAAGCTGAATGCAGAGCGCGACAGCATCGTGTTGCTGATCGAAGCCGCCGAAGGTCTGACTGAACTGGAGCACCCTGGCGCCGGCGAACTACCGATTCGCTTGTTCGGTGCGCTGAAAGCCATTCACGAAGGTTTTGAAACGCTCGCAGGTGAACGTGACAACCTGACTGGTGAGGTTGAATCGCTCCGTGCTGAAGTCGCACGCCTCAAGGCGGTAGCGGACCCGGTCGACAATGCCGAGAAGATCGCGAGCCTCAAAGCGCTACTCGACGCTGCCAACGTGACGTATCGGGCGAATGCTTCGGTAGAATCGCTGGAAAAGGCAGTTGCTGATCTTCAGCAGGCGTAATAATCCGGGTGCCCGTCAATGCGGCGCCCGATCCAGAACACCACAGCGAGCTGATTCATGACTCTCATCATTGAGGATGGTGCCGGCAAGCCTGACGCCGAAAGCTATGCATCCGCCGAGGACCTGGCTGTGTACGCCGTGAAGTTCGGTGTGGTCATCCCGGCAGATGTGCCAGCACAGGAAGCGCTGCTGCGCCGGGCCGCGCTGGCGATGGACGGCATGACGTGGAAGGGGCGAAAGTCCAACAGCGAACAGGCCCTGTCCTGGCCGCGCCGAGGCGTTGAGTTGGACTACGAAATCAAGCCTGACAACTACCTGCCGGCTCGAATCCAGTACGGCCAGATGGCGCTGGCTGCCGAGATCCACACGGACGACGTCGACCCGATCGAGAAGCGCAAAGGTGCGGTAACGCTGGAACGTGTCGAAGGTGCGGTAACTCGCGAGTACGCCACGATCTCTAACACCAGCGGCCGCCTGTTGCCGGCGGCCCCGGATCGGCCGAGCGCAACGCAGTTTGCTGACTACCTGCAGAAGCGTGGGCTATTCGCTGTTAGAGCCTAAGTCACATCGTCTTGAGCAGGCGTTCAAGATAGTTTTGATCAAGAGCGTCTGATGACCAAGAACCATGCACAGTGGATTCCAATATAAAAGCGCTCGCAATTGGGGTTTCCCCGTGGAGCCGAATTTGCTCTGTGACATTTGCATCGGTCCACTGGTTAGCATCTCGGCCAATGTATTTTTGACACACAAAAGTTGTCAGGTGCGTTTTAACGTAGATATCTGTTTTTTCCTGAGTTTGTAATAGCGTATTTACCTGCTTTGGCGACTTCATGAGCTCACTCCATTGATTTAGAAAGCGCTCTATAACCCGAATTTTGGCTCTAGGTCTACCATCGGAGCTTGTTAATATATTGACGGAGGATCAATGGCCTTCTACGACGAAATGGCCTTGATGGCTCTGGAGATGATCACAGAGTTCGGCCAACCCGCAATCATCACCAAGACCGAACCGGGTGAGTACGACCCTGAGACCGGAGGCGACACGCGGGGCGCTACCATTGAACAGACCGCCCAAGGCATCCTGCTCGACTTCACCGGTCAGGAATTCCAGAACAACAGCCTCATCAAGCAGGGCGACAAGAAGCTCAAGCTCGCCGCGCAGGGCCTGGAGTGGGTTCCGGATATGCTGAACAAGGTGATCATTCAGGGGCGCACCTGGTCAATTGTGCCGCCGTTGAAAGAGGTGAATCCCGCCGGGACGCCGATCCTTTATGAATTCCAGGTGAGGTCATGAGCCGGGTAGGCGCCGGTCAATCCGGCAGTTTCGCATTGAGCCTCGCTGAGTTCGCGGCCCAGACCAGCGAAGCCATCGACGCCAGTGTGCGCGAGATCATTATCGAGGTCGGCAGCAGCCTGATCCGAATGTCCCCCGTGGGCAACCCGGAGATCTGGGCGCAGAACGCAGTGGCCACCCAGTACAACAAGGCGGTCGACGAACACAACAGCGCGCTGCGCAGCGATCCGGCCAACCTCACCAAGGGCGGCAGGCTCAAGAAAGGCCGCAAGCTCAACGACGGCATGGACATCAAGGCGCCCGAAAGCTACGTCGGCGGCCGGTTCCGTGCGAACTGGCACATCTCGCTCGGTGTGGTCGAAACCGTCACCTTCGACGAGGTTGACCCGGGCGGCGCCGAAACAACAGCGGCGCTGGTTGCCGCGATGAGCGATTTCACCGCCGGCCAGATGGCTTACATCATCAACAACTTGCCCTACGCGATTCCGCTGGAGTTCGGCCATTCCACCCAGGCACCCGGCGGCATGGTCCGGGTAACCGTGGCTCGCTTCCAGCAAATCGTGCTGGAGGCCATCAGGAACAACCAGGTATGAGTCACGCAATCATCGCTTCGATCTATGAGGCAAAGCTCATCGCCTGGAACGCTGCCAGGTCGGAGAAGTTGAAGATCGTCTTCGAGAACATGGCCTATACGCCGGTAGCGGATGAAACCTATCTGCGAGCGTTCACGATCCCGGGCGATACCGCGAGCAACACACTCGGCGGCGATCATCGGCTGTTTACCGGCGTGTTTCAGGTAAGCGTTATTGCGCCGGCCGGTACCGGCAAAACGAAGACGAATCCAATCGTCGATGAACTGACAGGCCTGTTCCCTCTGTACGTTCGGGACACGAAAGGGGGTGTGACTGTGGTGACCATGTCGCCAGTTGATCCAGGCCCAGGCATCACCGGCGATTCCGCGTACACCGTCCCGGTCTCGTTCACCTATCGAGCCGACACCAACTAATCCGCCCATTGGGCAAACCCAGAACCCGCCATCGAGCGGGTTTTGTCATTTCTGAAAAGGGGAATCACCCATGGGCTACAAAATTCCGAACGGCGGCACTTTCCAGCACGCTGCTACCTATGCCGCTGCATTGGCGTTCGCTTCCATCACTAACGCCACTGAAGCGGTGGCCACGGTTGTGGGCGGCACTCTCGTCGCTGGCGATATCGTTCTGCTGACCTCTGGCTGGAGCAAGCTGGACAGCAAGGTGGTACGTATTAAAGCGGCGACCGCCACGGCAATCACGCTGGAAGGCATCGACACGACCGACACCCAGATCTTTCCGGCCGGCGGCGGTGCGGGCACCATGCGCAAGGTTCTGACCTGGGTGCAGATTCCGCAAATCTCCGACGTTGCCTTCTCCGGCGGTGAACAGAACTACCTCGACGTGGTTTTCCTCGAGGATGACCAGGGCAAGCAAATTCCGACCGACAAATCCGCAGCCAGCATGGTGCTGACCCTGGCGGATGACCCTGCTCAGGACTTCAACAAGGTGCTGATGAAGGCTGATGCTGGCAAGCAGGTCGAGGCTGCACGTCTGAACCTGCCGGGCAATGACACTCTGTTGTACGGCGCTTACACGTCGTTTTCCAAGCAGCCAGCAGTGTCCCGCAACAACCTGCTGACCCGCACTGTGAACCTGGCGCTTCAGGCCGAGCCGACCCGCTACCTGACCGCGGTGGTGTAACCCATGGCAAAAATCCGAATCGCTCAGAACCCGACGTTCCAAGCAATGGTGCTGATCCCGATCGTTGGCAGCGTGCCCGAAAAGATCGAGTTCACGTTCAAGTATCGCGACCGGCTGGAATTGGCCGCTCTTTTCGATGAGTGGAACCAGAATCGCAAGGAAGCCTTGGTCGCGCTCGGGGATCAACCATCGCTTTCTGAAGTGGTTGCTGCTGATGCAGCCCAGCAGGTTCGGCAAATCAAGGATCTGGTGGCTGGCTGGGCCTTCGACGATAAGTTCGATGAAAAGAGCATCACCGCTCTGGTGAAGTCGTGCCAAGGCGCAACCGAAGCGGTAGTCGAAGCCTATCAGGGCGCATACAACCAGGCCCGCCTGGGAAACTGACAGATGCCGCGCGCGCCCTGTATGCGCCCGCGGCGCCGGTTGAGTTGATGAGTATGTTCGGCCTCTCGCCAGGTGATCTTGAGGAGGAAACGGAGGTTTGGCCATGCAACTGGCCGGCCTTTCTCCTGTTCAACCGAATGTCCACGCAGTGGCGGGTCGGCACCGGTGGCGCCATCGGCCTTGATTACAACTGCATCCGCGACGTCGCCGGATTCCTCGGCATCAAGAAAAAGAAACTCGCTGAAATCTTCCCTGACCTTCAGGTGCTGGAAGGCGAAGCCCTGCGCGTCATGGCGGAGGAAAGGGAAAACAGCCCGTAAGCACGAGCACTTATTCAAGGTGAGTCGATGAACATTGCAGAGCTCGGCATCAAGATCGACTCGGCTGATGCAATCGAGGCCAAAACAAGCCTTGATGAAATGGCGAAGGCCGGCGGCCGGGCCGAGCAGTCCGCCGTTTCGCTGATGAATGAAATGCAGGCGCTGGAGAAGTCGCTTTCTACTAGCGCCAAGACCACGCAGGACCTTGCCAAACAGCGCGATGCGTTGGCAAAGCTGACCAAAACCGGCGCCTATGGCGAGGCTGAGGCCGCCAAGATCTCGGCGCAGCTCGACAAGCAGCAGGTAGCGCTGGCCAAGTCGGCCATGGATGAACAGAAGGCACTCAACAGCCTGCTGGGCGCCATTGACCCGGCCCGCGCCGCACTGGCGAAGCTGGACACCCAGGTTGAGCAACTGGGCAAACATCTGGATGCCGGCCGGATCAGTCAGGACGAGTACAACACCGCCCTGAGCAAGATCGACAAGGATTATGACAAGCTCAACAAAACCACCACCGGCTTCGACAAGCTGCGCCTCGGCACTCGCCAGGCGCAGGAAAACGTCGTGCAACTGGGTAATGCGCTGTCTTCGGGAGACTGGGGTAGCGGCGTTCGCGCAGTCGCACAACTGGGCGCCGGCGCTGGTGAGGGCGCGGCCGGTCTGCTGGCAATTCTTGGCCCGCTTGCGCTGGCCACCGCCGCAGTGGGTGGGCTGGCATACGCTTTCTACAAGGGCAGTGAGGAGCAGGACAGCTACAACAAATCGCTGATCCTGACGGGTAACTATGCTGGCGTCAGCGCTGGCCAGCTTGGCGACATGGCGCGCCAGGTTAGCGCGACAGTTGGCACCACCGGCCAAGCCGCTGAGGTACTGGCGCTGCTGGCGGGCAACGGCAAGATCGCAGGCGAGAGTTTCACCGGCATCACTCAAGCCGCTGTCTCGATGCAGGAAGCAACCGGCAAGGCCGTTAGCGAGACTGTCGCCGAGTTCTCCAAGCTCGCAGACGATCCGGTGAAGGCGTCTGCCGCGCTGAATGAGCAGTATCACTACCTTACTGCTTCGGTTTACTCGCAAATCACCGCACTGGAGAAACAGGGCGATCATGCTGGTGCTGTGAAGCTGGCTACCGAGTCGTTTGCTGACGCGATCAACGAGCGAACTCCGAGAATTCTGGAGAACCTGAGCTTCTGGGAGAAGGGCTACAACGCTGTAGCGCGTGCCGCTGATGGGCTGAAGAACATCGGCCGTCCCGATATCGGCGCAGACATTGAGCAGGCTCGTCGCGACTTGGCCGGCGCTCAGGCTGGCAATATCGGCTTGTTTCAGAACAAGCAGGAGATGATCGATCTCTATCAGAATCGTCTCAACATGCTTGAGGATCAGAAGGCTGCCGAAGCCGATATCGCCAAGTGGCAGGGTGAGCAGGCGAAAGCCCAGGGCGATGCTGTCTCGTCGATGGCGAAGATCGACGCACTCACCAAGTCGGCGTGGACGAATGAGCAGAAGCGCACCGACGCGATCATGGAGTACAAGCGGCAGCTCGAAGACATCCGCAAGGTAGCGCCGAACGATCCGCGGCTGAATCAGGCGGCGATCGACAAGAACCTGGCGAACATCAACGACCAGTTCAAGGATTCGAAAGCGGCTGGTTCACAGGTCGATCTGACCAGTTTCAACAATGCCAAGAACAACCTGGCAGCCATCAGCGAAGAGTACAAAAACGCCCAGAAGGAACTGGAGGCAGCGCAGAAGGCCGGGCTCGTTTCTCAAGCCGACTACGCCCTGAAACGCGAAGCGTTGATCGGCAACGAGCGCGACGAGGTTACTGCGGCCTACGAGGCGGAGATTGCTGCGCTGGAAGCCGCGAAGGCGAAGAAGACCACTTCTGCCGCGCAAAGCATCCAGCTCGATCAGAAGATTGCCGACGCGCGCGGGGGAATGGTCAAAGCGCAAAAGGACGCGGATAGCCAACTCGATGTCTTGGCCACAAACGAGACCGGCCGTCTCGCCCGACAAGAGCGTTCAATCACCACCTACGTTCAGGCCTTGGCTCAGCAACAGCGAGCGCTGGAACTGGCAGGGCAGCGCGCCGTTCTCGGCGTCGGTCAGGGCGATCGCCTGAACGCGCTCAACAGTGAGTTGAACAGCCAGCAGGATCGGTTCGCACAGCAGTCGCTGGAACTGGCAAATCAGAAGTCCGACCCGTCGCGGAATATGTCGGATGAGGAGTTCGCCCGCAAGTCGCAGGCTCTCGCCGATGCGAACAAGGCCGCAACCGATCAGATCCGGCAGAACTACGCCGATGTCGAGAAAGCTCAAGGGGACTGGACTAAGGGCGCAACGTCGGCTTGGGCCAATTATCTGGACTCGGCGAGCAACATCGCCGGACAGACGAAAACCCTGTTCGGGAACGCCTTCAGCTCGATGGAAGACGCCGTCGTCAACTTCGCCATGACCGGCAAGCTTTCGTTTGCGGATTTCACTAAGTCGATTCTGGCTGACATGGCGCGGATCGCGACCCGTCAGGCCAGTTCTGCGTTGCTTAGTAGCCTCGTCGGTGCTGCCACCAGTTACTTCACTGGCGGAGGCGGCGGTAACGGGCTGGCGGCTGGTTCTGCCGGTGCAACGTCTTCGAATCTCGGCGCGTCCTCGGCAGGTTACTCCAGCACCTACTTCCCGCAGGCGCTCGGCGGTGCGTGGTCGTCGGGTGTGCAGATGTTCGCCAACGGCGGCGCCTTCACCAACAGCATTGTCAGCGCGCCGACCGCCTTCGGGATGGCCGGAGGCCGGGCGGGTGTCATGGGTGAGGCGGGGCCGGAGGCGATCATGCCGTTGACCCGGACTTCCAGCGGCAAGCTGGGTGTTCTCGCGGCTGGCGGTGGTTCCGGGACTGCAATCAGTATCAGCGCGCCGGTCACGGTGGTGACCGAGGATCGCAGCTCCGAAGGCATGCAGATCGACCAACAAGCGCTTTCCAAAAACCTACAGTCGCAAATGCAGGCCGTGGCCGAGAAAGCCGTTGCTGACTCTTGGCGCGCGGGCGGTACCAGCTTCCGAAATGCAAATGGGAGGGCCTAATGGCCATCGAGAAATTCACCTGGCCAACCCAGCGCGGGGAAACACCCGATATCAATTATCGGGTGCGCACCTCGAAGTTCGGCAATGGCTACGCCCAAAACGTCGGCGACGGACCAAATAACAAAGAGGACTCCTATCCGATCACCTGCGTCGGCCACAAGGCCAAGGTGCAGCAGATCATGGCGTTCCTCGACCGGCACGCCGGGGCAAAGGCGTTTCTTTGGACGACCCCACTCGGCGAGCTCGGGCTGTTCACCTGCAAAAATCCCGCTCCCATACCAATGGGCGGCGAGGCCTTCAAACTCACCGCCACATTCGAGCGGGCATTCCAACCATAAGGGGCAATCATGCCGCTGATCAGTGACATCCAGGTGCTTGAGCCTGGCAGCGAAGTGCTGCTCTTTGAATTGGACGGCACGGACTACGGCGCGGACGTGCTGCGCTTCCACGGGCACGCGATTCCGCACACGTCGGCCGAGCTGATCGCTGCCGGCGACAATGCAGACCAGCTGCCGGCGAAGGCGATCTACTGGCAGGGTAACGAGTACAGCGCCTGGCCGATGCAGATCGAAGGCATCGAGGCGAACGGTGACGGCACAGCAGTTCGGCCTACGCTGTCGGTCGGCAACGTCAACGGGCGCATCACGGCGCTTTGCTTGGCGTTCCAAGACTTGGCCGATTTCAAACTGACGATGCGCCACACGCTCGGCACATACCTTGATGCAGCGAACTTTCCGGCGGGCAATCCCGCGGCGGATCCGACTCAAGAGACGATTGAGGTTTGGTACGTCGACCAGAAGATGAACGAGGATGGTGAAACCGTCAGTTGGGAGTTGGCCAGCCCGGGCGACGTTGGCGGCGAGTCTGTCGGCCGACAAGCCACCACGCTGTGCCACTGGTGCCTCACCGGGGGATACCGAGGGCCGAATTGTGGCTACACCGGGCCATACGTGACCAAGGACGGCGTCGTAACCGAGAACCCGGAACTGGATGAGTGTGACGCCACCTTGGGCAAGGGGTGCATGCCGCGATTTGGCGAGAATAATCCACTCCCACACGGCGGCTTCCCGGCTGTTTCCCTCATCGCAAGGAGCTGACATGCGAAAGCACATCTTGAACGCGATCCAGGCACACGCGGCCGCCGAGTACCCGAAAGAGTGCTGCGGGCTGCTGCTGGCGATCGGGCGCAAGCAACAATACTTCCCCTGCAATAATGTCTCGACCGAACCGAGCGAAGAGTTCCGAATCGATCCGGAGGAATACGCCCGTGCCGAAGATATCGGCGAAGTAATCGGCGTGGTTCATTCGCATCCGGACGCTACCAGTCGACCGTCACCGCGCGACTTGGCCATGTGCGAGGCCACCGCGCTGCCGTGGCACATACTCAGTTGGCCGGAGGGGGATCTGAGGACGGTCATGCCGTCGGGCGATGTTCCGCTGCTGAAGCGGCCGTTCGTCCATGGCGCGTGGGACTGCTGGCAGGTATGCGCTGATTGGTACAAGCGCGAGTGGGGGCTGGAATTCGAAGCCTTCAAGCGTGTCGATGGCTGGTGGGAGAGTAAGGGAAACACCAGCCTGTACGAGGCGAACTACGAGGCCGCCGGATTCTACCGTGTCGACCAGCCACAGCGCGGCGACATGATCGTGATGGAAGTAGGGCGGACGGTTTACCCGAATCACGCCGGGATCTTTCTCGGTGCAGATCCGGCATTGCCAGGCCAGGACGCAATGACCTTCGGCCCCGGCCCGTTCCTGCTGCACCACCTATACGGGAGGCCGTCAGAGGTAATCGTTTTCGGTGGGCCGTGGCTCGACCGGGCTCGCCTGATCCTGCGTCACAGAGCTTATCGGCATAATTAGCTTGAACAGATTTATGCGAGCTCGGGAGCGCGTTGGACTTGGTGTGCTATGTCGGCGCCATGATCTATCTCGGCACGACGCAGATCATATGTCGCCTGTAGATTCGCCCAGAACTGAGCGCTGGTATCCAAGCAGGCCGCCAGCCTCAAAGCTACGTCTGCGGTGATTCCGCGCCGACCGTGCACTATTTCGAGAACGGTAGGCGGGGAAACGTGGAGCATTCGGGCCAAAGCTGTCGGCGTAATGTCCAGGGGGTGGAGGTACTCTTCCACCAGTATTTCGCCCGGGTGGACGGGGCGCATGCCGTTATTAAACACAAGTCACCTCAGTGGTAGTCTACAATTTCAACGTTTTCAGGTCCGTGAGCATCCCAGGTGAAGCAAATGCGGTACTGATCATTAATTCGGATGCTATGTTGACCTTGCCGGTTCCCTTGTAGTGCTTCCAGCCGATTCCCTGGCGGCGATCCTAAATCGTGCAAAGTGGTCGCCGCGTTGAGCATCGTCAGCTTTCTTTGAGCGACAGATGATATCGCTTGCCAGCGCCTGCAGGCTCCGGTCGTATACAGCGATTCAGTATCGGCACAGCGAAAACTGATAATCATCATTAATGCTTAACGTTGTTCGTTAACGGTGATTGTAGGTCTGCCGAAAATCATAATTTATTTTTTCGACGAACGGCTTTCGTTTGGGGTTTTCGTTACGCGACTGTACATTTTTATTTTTTCAGGATGAGAAACGATTATGCGTGTGCTTTTAGGAGCGTTAGCGGTAGCGCTGTTGGCGGGGTGTGCGACTTCGCCGACGCCTTCCAATGAAGCCAAGCAGGCGCCGTCAAGTCAGCTGTCGGCCTACCAGTCCAAGCCATCTGGGGCATATGGGACGCTGCAAGTGATTCGCGACTCTGGGCAGACTGGAAGCCTTTGTTCAATGGCCGTTTTCATCGATGGCAAGCAGGCCGCCAAGCTCGACCCAGGCCAGAAGGCATCGTTCTATCTACCGCCTGATTCGGTTTCAGTCGGTGCGGCTTACACCGGATCTGGAATCTGCTCCATGGGCGCGGCCCGAGTGGAGCGGGAAGCGATCGTGAAAGACGGCGCATTCAAGAAATACCGAGTTTTCACCGGAGGCGATGGGCAGATCGACATACTGCCCACGACTCTCTAAACAGACCGCCTCCGGGCGGTTTTTTATTGCCTGGAGAGTGGCATGTGCTCAGCAATTACCTACACGCCAATGACGAAAGTCATGTTGTCCGGCTCGCTTGCGAAGAAGTTTTTTCGAAGCAAGCAATTCCTGCTCGACGGCGGATCGGCCGTGGAGGTGTTCCGTGCGCTCAATGCGACCATTGATGGTTTCGCCGATGAGATTAAACGACTGGAGCGCCTTGGGCTGAAGTTTGCGATCTTCCGGAATCGCGCAAACATCGGAATGGACGGATTCGATCTCGGCGGTACGCGTGAAATTCGTATTGTTCCGGTGATTTCCGGGAGCAAGCGCGCCGGCGGTCTGCAGACCATCATCGGCACAGTGATGATCGCCGCAGCCTACGTACTGTCATTCACTCCGTTTGCAGCCGCATCGCCGTTTTTGTATGCGGCCGGCGCGTCTATGGCGATCGGCGGCGTCATTCAGATGCTAAGCCCGCAGGCCTCAGGACTGAAGCAAAGCGTATCCCCAGAGAACTCGCCGTCCTATGCCTTCGGCAGCGCCAAGAACACCACGGCCAGCGGAAACCCGGTGCCGATCTGCATCGGCGAACGTAGGTGGGGCGGAATGATCATCTCGGCCTCGATCCTGGCTGAAGACAAAGCTTGACTTACTTTTATATGGCGTTGATCTTGCCTAGAACATCAAGGCAATTGGATGCGTTTGTAAATGGAAAAAAATAGTGAGCTGGGCTGGTTTGCTCCGACCGGGGATGACCCAACATCTTCGAGCGTTTGGTACGCGCTGCCTTCAGGGATCAATGACCAAAACGTCCTTGCCATCAAGTGGATTTGTATACCCCAAGATGACGATAGTGGTTTCGTTTTTGCAATCGACGAGTGGGTGAAAGCCTCGTCTAAATCTGGGGCTTACGAATGGCGTGTTCGCTTTTGTAAGCGCGCGTCTTGCTCACCTAACACAACGAGTCTTTACCGTGAAAATGCATCGAAAAATGAAGGATTTGTTGCTGATAATATTTTTGAACAAGGCTTAAAACAGGCCAACTTGGGAGAAGTGCTCTGCGGACTTTCTATTGACGATCTCGGTGGTAAGCCGAGGCTTTCTTTGACTGATGCACAAGACGCGCTTGCGAAGTACTACGGTGTTAAGTCAACCCAGATATTTATAAGCATTCAAAATAAGTAGTAATCCATATTCGTTTAGAACCCGCCTCGGCGGGTTTTTTTATGCCTGGAGGAAAGCATGGGCGCAGCAGCACAGATCGATATCCACGGCGAGAAGGGCGGTAGCAGCAAGCCGAAGTCGCCGACCGAAGCCAGCGACAGCCTGCGCTCGACCAACCTGGCCAAGCTGCTGATCGCCGTGGGCGAGGGTGAATTCGACAGCGTCCCGACCGATTACGACATCTACCTGGACAACACGCCAATCCGCGATTCCAGCGGCAACTACAACTTCCCGAACGTGAAGTGGGATTGGCGCCCGGGCTCCGTGGATCAGACCTACATCCCCGGCATTCCGGCCGTGGAGAATGAGACATCGCTGAACATCGAACTGCGCAGCGATACCGCGTGGGTGCGGTCGATTACTAACACTCAGCTTTCTGCGGTGCGCATGCGACTGGCCTGGCCGGCACTGCAACGGTCCGACGACGAAGGCAACGTTGGCGGGTACCGCATGGAGTACGCCATTGATGTGGCCACCGACGGCGGCGCCTATCAGCAGGTGCTGGTGGATGCTGTCGACGGCAAGACCACCACGCGCTACGAGCGCTCGCGCCGCATTGACCTGCCGGACGCCACTACCGGCTGGCAGATCCGCGTGCGCCGCCTGACTCCGAATCAGAACACCAACAAGATCGCCGACACCATGCTGGTGGCCGGCTACACCGAGGTGATCGACGCGAAGCTTCGCTACCCGAATACCGCGCTTCTCTACATCGAGTTCGACGCTGAGCAGTTCACCAACATCCCGGCCGTCACCGTCAAGTGCAAGGCTCGCCGCTGGATGGTGCCGAGCAACTATGACCCGATTCAGCGCACCTATACGGGGACGTGGGACGGCTCGATGAAATCGGCCTGGACCAATAACCCGGCGTGGATCACCTACGGCATTTGCACTGAAGAGCGCTTCGGCTTGGGCAAGCGCATCAAGCCGTTCATGGTCGACAAGTGGGAGCTGTATCGCATCGCCCAATACTGCGACCAGCTGGTGCCGAACGGATTAGGTGGGCAGGAACCACGCTTCCTCTGTGACATGAACCTGCAGGGGAAGGCCGATGCCTGGTCGCTGCTGCGCGATATCTCGGCGATTTACCGAGGCATGACGTACTGGGCGCAGGGACAGTTGGTGATGCAGGCAGACATGCCGCGAGCGCAGGACTTCGACTACGTCTTCACCCGGGCAAACGTCATCGATGGCAAATTCTCGTATGGCAGCGCCTCGGCGAAGACCCGTTACACCCGGGCACTGGTCAGCTACGACAACCCGGCAAACAACTACGACACTGACGTAATCCCGTTCGCCGACTTGGATCTGCAACGCCGTTACGGCGACCGGCCGACCGAGCTGAGCGCGATTGGCTGCACTCGAGCATCTGAGGCTCAACGCCGTGGCAAGTGGGCGATCTTGAGCAACAACCAAGATCGCACTGTTTCGTTCAAGACCGGCATGGAAGGCGTGATTCCGCTGCCTGGCCATATCATCCCGGTTGCCGATTCGCTACTCGCTGGTCGTGAAGTCGGCGGCCGGATCTCGGCAGTGGCGGGTCGAGTGATTACGCTCGATCGCGACACCCAAGCCAAAGCCGGCGATCGGCTGATCATCAACCTGCCCGGCGGCCGTGCCGAAGGGCGTACCGTGCAGAGCGTCAACGGCCGCGCTGTGACCGTCACAGTTGCCTATAGCGAACCACCGATTGCGCAACTGCAATGGGCGCTTGACGCCGATGATTTGGCAATCCCGCTGTACCGCGTGCTGCGCACCAAACGCACGACTGAGGGCGACTACGAAATCAGTGCGTTGCAATTTGAACCGAGCAAGTTCGCCTATATCGATACCGGCGCCCGCTTGGAAGAGCGGCCGATCAGCGTCATCCCGATCACCGTTGTTCCAGCGCCGGCGAGCGTGACACTGTCGTCGACGTCGTCGATCGTGCAGGGTCTGGCCGTGGCCACCATGACCATAAGCTGGCCCGCCGTGGACGGCGCGGTTGGCTATGACGTGGAATGGCGCAAGGACAGCGGTAACTGGATCAAACTACAGCGCACAGGTATGACCAACGCAGACGTGGTCGGTATCTATGCCGGTGCCTACGTGGCGCGGGTGCGTGCGGTGAGCGCGTTCGACATCACTTCGCCATGGCGCAACTCGATCCTGACGAACCTCAGCGGGAAGCAGGGGCTGCCGCCCGCACTGGCGTATCTGAAAACGATCAGCAAGGTTTACGGCATTGGTCTGGAATGGGGGTTTCCGCCTGGTGCGGAAGACACCCAGCGCACGGAAATCTGGAACAACAAGATCAACGATCTGGCTACTGCTGTGAAGTTGGCGGATTTCGCCTATCCCCAATCGAACCACGAAATGCAGAACGTTGTGCCGGGCACAAGTCTGTTTTTCTGGGGGAGGCTGGTCGATCGCATTGGCAACGTAGGGCCATGGTACCCAGCAGTAAATGGTGTCAACGGGCAGGTGAGCATCGACCAGTCTGAGTACGAGCAGTATTTCCTCGGGAAAATCCAAGAGTCAGCCTTGGGAGAGCAGCTTTTCAAAGAGATTGGGAAAATCTCTGGCGATGGCGAGGGTTCGGTCAATGAGCGGCTTGAGCAAGCCAAGCAAGAGCTTGAAAACCTGATCGGCGAAATCACCGATGCCATGGTCTATGACCCGGCGAAGCCATACGGAAAAGGCGAAATAGTGCGGTTGGATGGCCGGCTGTTTTCAGCCATCAAGGCTGTGCCGGCCCGCACAACGCCGCCGAATGCTGAGTTCTGGTACGACATGGGCACCATTGCCGAAACCACCAATGCGATGGCCTTACAGATCCAGCAGCACACGACGCTGATTCAAACCATCGATGGCAAGGTTTCCGCGCAGGCATCAACGATGCAGGCCCTGCAAGCGGCGTGGCGAGAGGATGACGGCACTGGCGCAATGAGCGAGGCGCTGAAGGCATATCACAACACGGCCAGCATCGTGACAAATGAGAAGGTAATGGCGGAGGAGAAGCTTGCGTCAGCAACGCGCTTCACGTCCATTGATGCTGCGGTAGGGAAAAATGCCGCGAATCTCTCAACACTGGAATCTGCGGTTGCAACAGATAAGGAAGCCACGGCGCAGCGCATCGAGACCATCTCGGCTACCGCCAACAACGCCACCGCAAAAGCAGAAACCGCGAGCACCGCCGTTTCTGGTTTGAACGGCAAAGTGTCTGCGCTGACCACCATCAAAACTTCCACCACTGTGGGAAACAGAACAGTGATGGCTGGCCTCGCCATCGGCGTGGAGGGTGAACAGCAAGAGTCGCAGATCCTTGCGTTTGCTCAACGTTTCGCGATCCTTGATGAAGTGAGCGGCCAAATGATTGCGCCATTTGTTGTACAGAGTGGCCAGGTGTTCATGAACACCGCAATTATCAGCCAAGCCTTCATCAAGGATCTGGTCCTAGGCATGACGCTGCGTTCGGCAACATTAAACGCTCAAGGCCAGCCGCTGTTGGAAATCAACATTCCAGCCGGGACATTGACACTGCGAAGCGCTGGCTCTGGAGGTTCGTCTCTTCTCAATAATGATGGACTTGCGGCATTCGATGCAGCTGGAACACTGCGAGCCAAATTCGGGAGGCTTTCATAATGGAATATGGATTGGGTACGTGGAGTGCACAAGGACTTCCGGAGATTGACGAGAACTCATTCACTGTCAGGTTGGTATTGTCAGTGGTGGTGACCTTTCCTAACGCAAAAGGAACACAGGACTTTGCTGTTCCCGGCTGTAATCCAAATAATGCAATCGCGTTTATCCTGCCAATAACAACACCTACGTCAAATGATAGACAGTTTGAGACTGAAATGCTGAATGGTGTCGCGCGCGTGTATAACTATACGCGCATGTTCGAGGCCAGTAATACATCAGCAGGTTCTATGCGGTTGTTTGTTGTGAGGTTTCGCTAATGACCTATGGTCTGAGCTTTGTCAATAAAGACAATGAAGTTGTCCTGGATTCGGAATATGCAAGGCTGTGTGTGATTTTCACAGGGCGATATTCGCCGAACTACGGCCCCGGTAATTATGGCTCTGTGGTCACCTTCCCAACCCCTATAACCACCATCGAACAGCCCTTTATTTTCATCAGGCCGGATACGGTTGACGGGATGGCACAGTTGGGCGGCGCTGCTGGCTTGATAGGTAGCCCCGGTAACTGGACAGGTTTTTTGACGGGGATGTACAACCAGATCGGGTTTTATCCAAACGGCAGGTATATCGTCGCTTCGTTTGGTGCTCAGTCGATTGCAGAATACGGAGTCAGACTTTTCTCCGAGACTGCCAAGCCTATTTTCGATACTGGTACGCCGAGCGTATTGTTTACTCGCGCGTTCCAAAACTGGACTTACGTGATGACTGGTCGAGGGGCGCAGGGCGAATATATTAACTACTATACTGTACCATTTGATTTTCCTGAAAATGAATACCTTCTGGCTAACTCGTTTTCCACCCGAATGTATAACAATGATAACGTTGGTAGGGCTCTTTATTTGTGGTGGGATTTCAAAAATAAGGCGCTATATGCGGTAACTGTCGCATTCTCAAACCCTTATGCATTCTGGTTACCGGCGATGTTTGCAAAGCTCGGCTGATACAATGGTATTAATTTAAATTGCAAGTTTGGTATTTTGCCAAAGAGGGGTAACTATGCCTTGGCTTAGAGGCGGGACAGTTAATGTCATGAACGGATCCACGACGGTTATTGGTGTGAATGCAGACTTTGCCGCAAACGCAAAGATAGGTGACGCCTTCGTTGGGCCGGATGGTTTGAATTACGAAATAGGAAATGTTGCTAGCGCGACAGTTATTTCAATTATACCGGCTTACAAAGGTGCAACTGCGAGCGGGGCAACATACGCAATTATGCCGGTTCAGGGTTATCCGAAAGCGCTGGCTGATGCCTTTAATAATATCAACCTGCAGTGGGGAGAGAAACTCGCTGCCCTCGGCACCACGGGTAACTACGAAATCCTGCCATTGACCAAGGGCGGTGTCGGGGTCGCGACGAACAACAACACTGAATTGCTTGCTGCTATTGGTGCTATGCCTGTGGCGGGTGGCGCCTATACGCCCATTTTCAATTCGCTTCGTGTGGTGACCGGGGCAGTACCCTCGGGCGGTGGTGGTTTCCTAGGCTGGAACGAAACCGGTAATGGCAGCGGTATGTCTGGTGCAGTGTCCTTCACCTGCAATCAAGGCGGCGGAACCGGCGGTTTCAGTTGGCGAACCGTCAACCAAGCCAACACCGCCGGCGGCCCGTTCATGAGTTACTCCTATGCAGGCGTGCTGAACGTACCAGTGGGTCTTCAGCTTGCTGGGCGCAATGTCGTGGAGAGTGGGTCGAACGTCAACGGGACCTGGGTTCGTTTTGCTGACGGGACGCAGTTCTGTACGAGCACGACCGGTGCGACTACGGCGACGACAGCACAAGGGAATGGCTGGATGAGCTCCGGTACCGTCTGGACGTTTCCTGCCGCGTTCGTGGCTGGGTCAGAACCGGTATTCCTCGGGATGCCCAACACGGGTAACGGCGTCATGACCCAAAATGCACCGCCGACACCAACCAGCGTGAACTGGTCGCGAATGGCTTTCTACAACGATTCCACCGGTCGCGCTTCGCGTCTGTTCGCAACCGGCCGCTGGTTCTAAGGAGTACTTCATGATCATCAAGCTTTCCCCCATCCGCATGGACGGCGTCATGACGCTTTCCAAGTCTGGCGACGCGCTCACCATTGACGGTGAGACCTTCGACTTCACTGCATTGCCGGACGGCGCGACATTGCCGGCCGAAGCCGTAGGATGCCGGCGGGTCGAACTCCCGGTTGAGCGGGTAAACGGCCAGCTGGTTATCACTTTGTCACTTCCAATTGCCGTGGACGCCGGTGAGGCTGCGTGCTTTCCGGTCGATATCGTCAACCCGCCAGACGGCGAAGTGAGGCTGCCGGAATGAACATCGACTTCAGCAAAGTGATCACCGCCGAGCAGCGGAAGTCTGAGCAGTTTCAGGCCGATTTCGAAACAGCCCGTGCGCAGCGCCGTGCGGCCTATCAGGCGGAGTCGGATCCGCTGCGTTTGGAAATCGCCTATGACGCACTCAGTCAGGGACTGGAGCCGGACTATTCGCCGTGGGTCGCCTCAGTAGCGGCGATCAAAGCGCGGTACCCGCTGCCGCAAGCCAACCCGGCGTGATCGAACCGAGAACACCCGGCCGCCCATGAGGCGGTTTTTTTGTGCCTGGAGATACTGATGACTACAACCGAAAAAGATCGAGACATACTCGCGCGCACGCTGTGGGGGGAGGCTCGCGGCGAAGGAACTGCAGGCCAGATCGCCGTGGCCTGGGCGATCAAAAACCGCGTGTTTGATGGGAGGGAAAAATCATGGTGGGGTGAGGGCTACGCTGGCGTTTGCCAGTCAAAGTACCAGTTCAGCTGCTGGAACAAGACCGACCCGAACTATCAGTTCCTGATTGGCGTGAAGCAGATTCCGTTCCGAGAGCTGGCGCAGTGCCGGATCGCGGCTGACCAGGTGATCGATGGGAAAGTGCCCGATCCTACCGGCGGTGCAACGCACTACTACGCCACCAGCATCAAGGCCCCGGCCTGGGCGGCGAAGGCAAAGCAGACGCTCAATTTGGGTGGTCACGTATTCTTCAGGGATGTGCCGTGATGGTCGTACCTTGGAAAGCGGTGGGCGCGCTTGTGCTGGTGCTCGCCGGCTTCGGCAGCGCCTGGCAGTTTCAGGACTGGCGTTATGGGAAACAGTTGGCGGAGCAGGCGAGGCTGAGCGCGGAAACCCTCAATCAACTGACCATCGCTGCGGCTACCGCCCAACAGGCCGAGCAGGATAAGCGCCTGGCGCTCGAGCAGAAGCTTTCGGCCAGCGAGAAAACCCACTTTGAGAAAATGACCGATGCCCAACGTGACCAAGATCGCCTGCGCGATCGCCTTGCCACTTCTGATATGCGGTTGTCAGTCCTCCTCGACTCAACCGACGTTGCCAAAGGCTGCGACGTGCCTGCCACCGCCGGCGCCGGCGGCGTGGATCATGCAGCCGTACGCGCCCGACTTGACCCGGCGCATGCTCAACGAATTATCGCCATTACCGACACCGGTGACCGGGGACTGATAGCGCTGCAGGCGTGCCAGGCGTATGTGAAGGCTGTCAGCGCCTCCGATCCCGCGCTTCCCTGAGAAGGCGCTGATTTTCGTGGAAGAGGTGGTCCCTCTGGTGCGCCACGTCCGCAAATCTGCGCTTTTCGCTCAGCAAATCACCCTCGGCGTACTGAAGCTTTGCCCTAAGAGAATTTCTCTCCTGGGTGAGCGCGTCATTGTCTCTGACCAGGCCTTCGATATTCACCAACGCTCGATCAAGCTTGAGAGTGAGCGCTTCAAATTCGTTCTCGTACATCCTGAGCTGGTGTCGGCAGGTTTCGAGCGGGGTCGGGTTGCCGAGCCAATCGTCTGTATCTTCTATATAGAGGGGTTCCACGGGCACGCCTTACTGAATACTGTTTGCATATACAGTAATCGAGGCCGTGCCAGCGGGCGAGATTGAGGCGACGAGCTGTCAGTCGGGCGTCATCAAAACAGCCAAGGTCATTCTGATGAATTCTTCATTCCGATCGAGCGCGGCCAGAGAGCTTCGGACATTTTCGGCGACATCGGCGGATCCCCGCTGCTCGACCCAAAGGGTGAGTTCCATAATGGCGGCTTCGAGCGCGAGTTGATTTTCGTTGATCTTGACGAGCAGGGAAGGGAGTAGATCTGAGTTCGGCATTTTGGTTTCCTCCGTGGAAGAAACCAGAGTAGCAGGGGAATTGTTAGATCGGCAGAACGCCGGGGATGGTGCCAAAAAGGCTCAGTGACTTTCCGAGTGACTTTGTAAAACACGGTTGCGCACGGTTGGGCATCGTTGCAGCGAGCGCCCGGCGCGAAGCCTCTGGTTTGGCGGGCTGTAGAGCAGTCCGCTTGCATGGGGTGCTAGGGGTCGAGTGTTCGAATCACTCCGTCCCGACCATATAATTCAATGACTTAGCCCAATCTGAAAAGGTTGGGCTTTTTCATGCGTGGGGAATTTGCGGGGGGGCATCTCGTTTTCTCCTCAAGATGATCAGAGCCGGTCCTCGCGAACTGATTGACCTCGATGCGGACTCAGCCAAAAGCTGCGACGTCAGGTTGCGTGGGTCATGCGGTCGTATTCGCCACGACTGCACCAATGCATGCTCAGCGAGTAACCTCATCACCAACGCGGACATCCGCAGACTCATTGCGCTTCAGGCAGGCAAGATGTCGATGAAAGCCATTATTTCCGATGTCAGACGACATTACTTCCAGCGTGTCGCGTCTTTTGGGGGTAATCAA